TCCCCGCCCGAAAATCCTCACCGATAATGCACGCGCCTCGATCCACGAGGGGCGCTTCTAGAGGCGTCTGAAGTGCGGATCGGGGGCGGTGGTGTAGCGCGCAAAATCGAATGGCACCGCGCGCAACAACGAATGTCACCCACCATTGGGCGGCGGTTCCGCCCCTCTGGAGGCCTCGCCGAGCTGGTCCACCACGGCCTGCTGGAGCGGCGTGAGATCGGTGCGGTACGGCCGGTGATCCTCGCCCTCGGCCGGGAGGTCCGATTGGAGTGTGTCCGGCGCGCAGTCATGTAGTTCGGCTCGCGCCCGCGCTGAGTCCGTCAGCACGAACTCCGGTTGCTCGATTGGCCGAAAGGCATATCCCACAAGCTGATACACGGCGACGGTGGTGCCGGGCTTCTGCGCCGAGAATGCCGTCGCGGCTTTCTGTGCCGCGTCAACGCTCGGACACTGCACCGGCAGGCCGCTGGGCGGTATCCAGAGCATGGCCTGCGGCGCACGGGGCGGGCCGGCGTCGCTCAGCGAGTTGAGGAGCTGCGGTAATTTCATCGTCGCCTCCCTGTGATGATCAGCTCGCCCGCGCGCTGTGCCGGCCCCTTGCTCACCGTGTAGGTCACGGCAGCCCGCTCCAGCTTGAACCGAGCGAACAGCCGCCGCACCTCGGGCACGTCGTTGAGGGTGAGAATGAACCGCCCTTGAAGGCCGCTTAAAGCCTCCGCGAGCCGCGGGTATTCGTCCCTCGAAAACAGGCCCGCGCCGTAGTCCTCCTCGCCGCCCCAATAGGGCGGGTCGAAGAAGAACAGCGTGGTCGGTCGATCGTAGCGCCGCACGAAGTCGGCCCACGGCAGGCACTCGATCGTGACGCCGGCAAGCCGCTCGTGCAGCTCCTCCAGCATCGGCCCGATCTTGGTGACGTTGAACCGCGCCGAAAGCGGATCGACGCCGAACGTGCGCCCAGCGACCTTGCCGCCGAACGCCGTGCGCTGGAGATAGAGGAAGCGCGCCGCGCGCTCCAGATCGGTGAGCGTCGCCGGGTCGCTCGCCCTCAGCCGCTCGAACTCGCGCCGTCCTGTCAGCTGCCATCGCAGCATCTCCATGAAAGGCACGTAGTGCCGCTGCAGCACGCGGAAGAAGTTCGCCACGTCGCCGGAGCGATCGTTGACCACCTCGCCCTTCGGTGCGAAGCGCCGCCGAAAGAAGACACCGCCCATGCCGACGAAGGGCTCCGCATAGGTCTCGTGCGGAATTTTCTCGATGCGCTCGATGATTGTCCGCGCAAGCTGTTTCTTGCCTCCGATGTATCCTGCCGCGGGCCGCACGGGCTCCACGGGCCTGTAGGTAACTCCCGACTCCATCTATCCCCGCCGTCCACAATTCCGCACCCTTGGCCCGCTGCGCGCGGCAGCGGCGGGGTGGTGATGACGGTCTCTTCACTGGGCGGGTCGCTCCTCCAAGAATGGCCCGCCGTTCGGAGCGTTGACGCGCTCCGGCCCCCGCTACTTCCTGCGAGGTTGAGGTGGTGCCCTCCTAAAGAACAAGCTCAGCACTGCGGGAAAGACCGCCGCCACCTTAGCGACCTTCAGCATGAACACCGCGATCGGCACCGTTGCCCGCGCCATCCGCTCAACCCTCTGGCTGCACGGCATCGGGCGGCGTCAGTTTCTTCACTTCCGCCTTCAGCTGCTCGATCTCGCCGGCCTGCGCCTTGACGGACGCGAGAGCGGCATCACGCTGCGTTTCGGCTGCGCAGCACTCGATGAATAGGTGCCCGACGCGCAGGCGCAGCTCGGTGTCGAACGCGTTCATTGCCACCTCCTAACCTTCGGCCGCCGCTGCGGCGTCGATGTCCTCTTGCCGGAGCGTGTAGGCCGCACCGGAAATCAACGCCGCGAGCTGCGCGACGGTCGCCGTGACGCCGGCAGCCGTAACACTCTGCGTCTTGATGTCGCCGAAGCGCCGCGTCACCTCGCGCGTGCCGAACACCTGCGTTCCCGGCACGATCGCGCCCTGCGCGTCATAGAGTGCGTCCTCGAAATGGATCGTGAGCCGCCAATCGTCTGGCGGCAGATGCGCATCGGTGAACAGCTCGACGCGCGCGATCGACTGCTTGCGCGTGGCGGAAATCTCATCGAGTTCGACGGGCATGTGAGAGTTCTCCTGTTGCCTTTTCGCCTTTAGACGACTTTCAGCGCCATCACGCGCACGGTGATCGTGGATGACGAATTCGAATAGAACCGCCAGTTCGTCCCGTCATGCGCGATCGAATATTTGTCCGCCGCAGGGGTCGTCGTTGACGCCACCCACGAAGGCCCGCCACTCGCCTGAGACACCAAGACCGCTGTGCCGTTGCTGCAAATCCACAGGGCACTACCGCCGGTCAGACTCGGATCACCTATAAATAGGATGCCGTAGAAATTACCCGCGGCGCAGATCGCGTTGTGCGCGCCCGAGGTGTGAGTGATCGTCATGTTGGCGCATTCGAGAGCAACGTCGGTGGAGGGCGATGTGGTCGACCCAATGTTAATTCCGCCACCGAAATAGGCCTTGCCGGCGACGCCGAGGCCGCCGCCGAAGATGCCGGAGCCGGTGGTCGGGCTGCTCGACGCCGTCGTGTCGGTGACGTTCAACGCACCGCCGAAATAGCCTTTGCCCGCGACGCCGAGGCCGCCTGCGAAGATGCCCGAGCCGGTCGTGGTCGACGTGGATGTCGTGGTCGACCCGCTCTTGATCGCCTTCGCGGCATTGATGCCGCCTGCCGTATTGATCGAGCCGGCGCTGCTGCCCGACGCCTCGGTCACGTCCGTGACGGAGAGCACGCCGCCGACGCCGAACGTGCCGGAGATTGAACCGTTCCCGGTGAATGACGGCGACGCCAGCGGCGCGAGCAAATCCCAGTCGCGCTTCATTTCGGTGAGGATCACGACCGGCGCAACGGCAAAGTTGATCTTCGCTCCGGTCGAGGACTCCGCGATCGTGGTGCGCGCCAGCACCTTCGTTCCGGTGTTGACCGCGCCGCTGCCGTTTTCCCAGATCGACTTGTCTGTCGGATGCTCGGCGCGATAGCTGTAGACCGCACCATTGGTGAGCGCGCCCGCCGCGACTGCGTCCGTGATGCTGCGATAGCCGGTGAGCGCTGCACCGTCGCTGAAATCCGCAAGCCCGCTGGAGCCGGCGACGTACCAGACGGTGTTCACGATGTACGGCATCTAGGCCATCCTCCGGTAGATCAGCTCCCAATCGGCATCGTTGCGCCGATAGGCCGAGATCACGTCTTTCCATGTGCCGGCGTGCTTGCCGTAGGCGATCGGCGCGCGCCAATCGCCGAGATACTTCACGAAGATGCCCGAGGGCGTGATCAGGATCGTGCCGCCGAGGATCGGCGCGCCGCTGTTCAGCGTGGTCGCGAATAGGTGGTGCACCTGATGCAGCGGCGGCGCATCGAGCGCGGGCGCGCCCATGTCGAGGTTCGGCCGGTAGATGACTTGGCCGGCCGGCGGTTGCGCGCCGGTCGGCAGCGCGCCGGTCGGCCGCCAGCCGAGCGTGATGCAGTACGCGCCCGAACGCAGCACGTGCACCTGAAAGATCGTCGGCTGGTCGAGCACGTGCGCGTTCGCCGCGAGGCCCGCGGCGGTGAGCACGTCGACCGGGATCATGATCGGCGTGCCGAGTACGTGCGCGCTGCCATCGAGCGCGGAGGCCGCCAGCCCATGCGTCTGATGCAACGCGGGCGCGGCGAGGTCCGGTGACGCTCCGTTGAGTGTGGATGCGCCGAGCACATGCACCTGATGCAGTGCAGGCGCATCGAGAGCGGGTGTGCCCTCGACCAGAACCGAGCCGGTGAGCACGTGCACCTGAAAGATCGTCGGGCTGTCGAGCGACGGCGTGCCCTCGACCAGCACCGTTGCGCTCACGACATGCGTCTGATGCAGCAGCGGCGCGTCGAGTACTGGCGCGCTTTCATCGAGCGAAATCGCCGCGAGCACGTGCGACTGATGCAGCGCAGGTGCATCGAGCGCGGGCGTGCCCTCGGCCAACGCCGTCGCCGCGAGGCCGTGCACCTGCGCGAGCGCCGGAGACGCGAGCACGGGCGCGCTTTCGACAAGCCCGCTGGCCGTCAGAACGTGCGACTGGAAAAGTGCCGGCGCATCGAGCACCGGCGCGGCGCCATCCAGCGCGGTCGCCGCAATGATGTCGACCTGATGTAGCGCAGGCGTGTCGAGCACCGGCGCGCCGGCAGCGAGTGCCGTCGCCAGAAACACGACGATGTTCGACGGCATCGCTCCAACAGGGAGCGCGCCAGTCGGCCGGAAGCCCGCCATCTAATCGGCTCCTTGCGTCATGCCGGCGCCGGGATGCCGATGTCGAACGAAGCCAGCGACCACGCGTTGCCGTTGGTCACGACCTGGCTCGCCGCGAGCGTGTAGGCCGCGACGAGGCGCGTGTTCGGCGCATCCGACACCGCCCAGTGCGTCGCGGTCGCGGTTGCGGTCACGGCGCCATCGGTCACCGCAACCGACGAGACCTTGCGGCCGGTCGGCGAGCGCGTGGCCGGCGCGCCGAAGGTCGAGCCGGCGCCGAAGCTCTTGAAGCCCTTGCTGTAGGTGCTCGTCGCTTCGGTATAGGTCGCAGGCTCTTGGCTGCAGATATCGATGCGACTGGCCTCATCGGTGATCTTCTGCAGCCCGAGGTCCATGATGCGGGTGTTCAGGAAAGACATTTCAACGTCCCTTCAATGATGGTTCAGGCGGCCAGCTCGGCCGCGATCGTCGTCGCGCGCGAGAGCGCGGCGGCTTCGTCGTCGAAGACGGCCGGCTCGCCGACCGGCAGCCAGCGCATGTTCTTCACCGGCTTTTCGTCCACCATGTCGGTGACTTCCTGCAGCTGGTAGACGTAGAAGTGGCGATCGGGCGAAAGCCAGTCGATGAAGTCCATCGGCTTGCCGAGCGCGATGACGTTCCCGAGCGAGTCCTTGAGGCCGACCCCGTAGTGCGCGGCCGTCACGTCATTCGACAGCAGCTCTTCGGTGGCGATCTCCTTGCGGCGAACGTGGCCCAGCTCGACGCGCACCTTGCCGTCGATCTCGGTGATGTTGTCGCCCAGCTTCTCGATCTTCATGTTCGTCTGCTCCTCTATGCGACCCGGAACCACAGGTCGCCGTTGACGCCGCCTGACGGGAAATCCGTGCTGACGGTGATTTGGTGAATGCCGAGTGTGTCGAGCACCTGCTGCACGGTCGGCAGCGGCACGAACGTCCAGTAGGCGGTCGAGGCCGGCGCCGTGTTCGGCGCGTGATTGAGGTTGCCCGCCGCGTTCGAGATGAAGATGAAGTTGCCGCTCTGCACGAGGTCGTTGAGCGCGTAGGTGGTCGCTCCGCTATAGGCGCCCTTCGGCGTCCACTGCGCGCCGATCGTGCTCACGACCTCCAGCACGCCGCCGCGCCACTGGTAGATCGCGCGCGTCACGTCGTCGATGTAGATCGAGTTCTCCGGGATCAGGCCGGTGACAACGTCATCGGCCGAGTTGAAGATCAGGCCGGCGCTCTGCTGGAGGAACGACAGGAAGCGCTCGAACACCGCCGCCTGCGTTGCGCCGTTCGCGATCGCCGGGCCATAGCGCAGCTCGTAGTTCACCCCGACGAGCGCCGGACCGTAATAAGGATCGACCAGCGGCAGCGAGAGATTGTCGTATATGCGAAGCGGGTCGACCTCGGCGACCAAGCCGATGCGAAACGCCAGCGCGTTGGTCGCCGCAACGCCGCCGACCGTGCCGACGCCCGCGCGCGGACACGCCCACACTTCCGCCGCCCCAAGGTCCCGGCCGTTGAAGGTCGTGCTGGTGCCGGTGATGGTGCTCGAACCATTCGCGATCGAGACCGTGCCGTTGCTGAGGACGAACCGCTCGACCATCACGCGCCCCCTTGCGAAACGGGGGCGCTCGCCTGCTCGCGGATGCGGGTCAGGTCGGCGATATAGTTGTCGAAGTCCACGCGCGTGAGCGCGACGCTCTGGCCGCCAAAGGCAACGACGTAGACCTCTTCTGACTTGCGCGCGTTGAAGCACTCGATGGACAGCGTCCCGGCCTTGCCGAAGCTGTGCGACGAACTGAAATCGGGCTTGGTTGTGTCGGCCATCGTCACGTCCTCGGCTCGAAGAACGCCAGCACGGCCGACATGGTGAAATTGCGCGGCGGATTGCCGACGACGCCGGCGACACCTTGCGCAGTGACGCGGACCTGAACTGAATGATTGCCCAGCGACACGCCGGGGATGCAGATGAACGTGTTGTTCCCGAAGCCGAAGGCTGGGCCGGCTCCGGGCGCACCGTTCGAGCTGATCCTCGTGTTGAAGGCGCCGTCGAGATAGATGTCACACAGGATCGTGTCGCCGACGTAGCCTTCCGAGCTGCCCGCCACGCCGGCCATGATCATGATGTTGCCGCGCTCGACGGGGAACGTCTGGTCGATCACCGCGATGGGCACGGTCTGGCTGTTGTGGAAAGAGCCGCCGCCCGAGCCGCCGTAGTTTCGATTGTAGACGGCGGAGTCCGCGGCGAGCTTCGCGGTCGTGATCGAGCCCGCGTCGATCGCGCCGGCAGAGATTTTCTGCGCGCGCAGCAGCACGTTGAACAGTGCCTCGCCGCCCGACACCGAAAACAGCGGGAACGGCACGCCGCCGTTCAGGCTCGGGTCGAACATTTCGATCAAGCTCGCACCGAGCCGGATGCGGGTGAAGCCCACCATCGCGTCGATCCACAAACCGGCTTGCCAGTTCGGCGTTCCCGTCGTCGACACGTCGACTTCGAGCGCGATGCTCGCGACCGCACCGGGCGGCGCGGACGAAGCGATCAAACGGATTTTCGACTCCGCGGTGCCGAAGCCGCTGGTCGCGAGGAAGGAGCTGATGCGCGCCGACAGCGCCCCATCATTTCCGGCGCGCGTGATCGCCTCGTCGTCGATCGCCGCATCGAGTGCGCCGTCCGCGCTGTCGACGTGCGCGGCGAGCGCCGTGACCAGAGCCGCGGTCGCACTGTCAGCGTCCGCCATCGTGATGAGCGCCTGCTGGACGCTCGCCTTGTTTTGCAGATAGCGCGTGCCGGCCGCGATCAGGATGCGGCCGGCGCGCTCCAGAACGGCGGTCGTCTGACCATTGAGCGCCGCCGACAGATCGTCCACTTCGGCGCGCACCAGGTCGAGCATCGGCTGCAGCCGTTCCTGCACCTGCCGCACGGCCGCGTCGAGTTCGCGTGAAAGCTCGCTCTGCTCGATGCGCGTGTCCGGCGTCGTGACATCGAGCCAGTCCGACCACAGCGCGGAGCGCGCCGAGGCCGGGCGATATTGCCCGCGCGCCTGATAGTCGGTCGCGGCGAGCAGGTTCTGGCTTACGATCAGCGACCCTGCCTCGAACACGCGCTCGCCTTCTTCGCCCGCGAGCTGCAGTTCGTGCGTAGCCTTGAAGCGCACTTCAAACCGGATGCCGTCAACGTCGTCGGTGTCCGCATCCCAGCCGAGCAGGATCGCGGGCCGGGCGCGACCGCCGATCGCCAGCGTGTAGGGATCGGCGAACCACGCCACGATCGGCTGCGGCGCCGGGCGCAGGATCGTGATCGTGCCGTCGATGACCGGCCGCTCATGCACGCCCGGCGTCCAGCTGTAGGCGTTCGGGTCCAGCTCCTTGACGGCAAGGCCCATGTTGAAATTGGGCAAGTCGTCCGCCGTGGTGATCTCGAACGCCTTGCTCTCGTAGCCGTTGCGCGTCGAAGTCCATGACACGACATCGAGCGGCTCCAGCACGAAGGCATCGGCCGGCATCGGCAGCGCATGCCGGCGCCATGCGCGCACCGTGTCGCGCTCCGAGCGCATCAGCCGTTGCACCTGCGTGCCCGAAGTCACGAAGCCGTAGTCGACATCGGTCGAGAGCCGCCGGCCGTCGAGTGCTTCGAGAGACGCATCGGCGAGCGCCGGTGCGTCCTTGATGTTCCAGCCCTCGGCCGCGCTCGTGTAGTGCGCGGTGACGTAGTTGACCTGCGCGGCCATGCCGGCAAACGGCTCGAAGGTTTGTGCCTGGTCGGAGAGGATCGAGGCATCGGTGAAGGAGAGCACTGCCGCGCCGGCCGCGCCCGAGCGCGTCTTATAGACGCCGCCGATTTCGGCGAGCCTGCCATTGTCGGCCTTGTTCAGCGCGTCGATGACATCGGCCGGCAGCAGGCCATAACTGATCTCACCTCCGGCGCGGAATTGCGGCTCGGTGCCGCCGCCCGCGAGCGCGATTGGCGCGTCGCATTCGTTCGCCGCGGCCATCCACGATGAAGCCGGCAACTGCGACTCGGTGACGGTTTGCCCGCCCCACTGCCAGACGCCATCGTACTTGATGCCGCGCACGATGTTCTCGCGGATCACGGCAACGTTTTGCGTGAATGTCCACGTGTCGGGATCGCTGAGACGCTGCGCACCGCTGCCGCCCGCCGTGCTGTCGTGGCGGCGATCATAGAGCGGGATGCCGGCGAGCACGAACTTGAACTGCGGAAACGATGCGAAGACTTCCTGCCGGCAGCGCGCGGTGATCACCACGTAGGGGATGCCGAAGCCGACGCGGCGATTGCTATAAGGCCGGTCGCCATCGGCGCCGAACAACTCGACGAGCCGCGCGTCGGCGGAGGTTTGCCGGCCATCATAAAACCGCACCCAGAGGTGCTCGATCCCGATGAAGGTGAACTCGGGAATTGCGATGCCTTCAATATTGGGCGTCGCGTTCGGGTCCCATGTCACCTTCGCGCCATTGACCCAGATTTCAACGAGGCCGGTCGACGGCAGGTCCGCGAGGTCGATGACCTGCACCAGAAACGCGTTCGGCGTCTTGCCGTCCTGGCCGAAGGTGTTGGCATAGGCGAGCTTGCCGGCCGTCATGTAGTAGCCGACGCCGAAGCGCCGAGGCTCTACGCCGCCCGCGCTGAGCTTGCCGCTCGACGTGCCGATCGGCGCGGCCGGCTCGGTGCCCTTGCTCTTGTTGATCGCCGCCTGCAGGTAGGACACGCCGATGGTCGCAGCGGTCGTCAGCACGACGGTGGTGATCGCAACGGCGGTGGCGGTCGCCTCGATGGCGAGCGCGCTCAACAGCGCGATCGAGACCGGCTCGGCGCGCGCCGGCACTTGGCTTGCGAAGAACAGCCAGAGCGCGACGATGATGCCGGTGAGCGCGCGCGTCATGGCACACCGAACGCGCGCGTCGCCGTGTCGCGCGGCACCGTGCCGAGACCGAACTGCAGGTACGGCACGGTCACGCGCTCGCCGTTCATGATGCCGAGCGACCAGCCCGAGGCTTCATTCGGAAACGCGATGATGTCGCCGGCGCGCGCGCGCGATGGATGGATTTCCGCAAACAGCGAGCCGAGGAATGCGCACACGTCCGGGAAGCCATCTGATGCGAGCAGCGCAAGCCCTTCCGGCACGTTCGCGCAGCCACGATACGCCTGAAAGATGGCGGTACCCGTCATCGCGTGTACGCAGTCGTCGATGAACCAGCCGCAGTTCTCGATCGGCGAGCGTCGCTGCGCCTCGATCACCGCGGAGAGCCGCGTGCGCCAATCGGGACGGCGTGCGATCGTCATGCCCGCCCTCCGTTGTTGCTGTTGGGGATGCCGCCACCCGCGCGCGCCTGGCCCCAGAACAGTTCCCACTCACCGACGACCGCCACGTCGATATAGAAGTCATCAGCGCCGCCGGTGCGGGCGTGCTGGCTCTCATGCGAGCGCACGTCGGGGTTTGGGCGCGTCAGCTCGCGCGTCGTCGATACGCACTTGATCCGCACGCGCCCCGTTCCGCCCGCCGCGGGTGTCTCGATCGGCGCGCCGTCGACGAAGCCGACGAAGCGCGGTTTTGCCGGCGCGAGCTGCGCGCGCGTGTCGGGATCGAAGTAGGCCCGATAGATCTGAAGGGGCGCGCTGCGGATGTCATGGCCGCGCACCATCTCGGCGACAAGCGCGTCGATCGCCGGCAGCTCGATCTCGACCGTTCGCACCATGATGTCGGCGGTGAGCGGGATCGGGCCGATCTTGAAAGCACCTCCAACGCCGTTAAAAACCCGGTTCACGACGCCGCCGGTGCGACCGTCAAGCACCGGCATTTCGACGTTGCGCACCAGCGTTGAGAAACCATAGGACTGCTGGCCGCCGCCGATGATGCGCGCGGTGATCCAGACGAGATCGCGCGCCACGACGGCGCGTGACTGGATGGCGGCAAGTTCAGCGGCGTCGAGGAAACGCATCAGGGCACCTGCAGAGCTTGAAAGCTCAGCGTGCCGAGCGAGCCTTTAAGTGACTGCGCCGCCAGCGTGCCGGGCAGCACGAACATCTCGGCCGCGGGCTTCTTCAGCGACACCGCAAGGCCGTTCGCCGCACCCGCGCGGATGTGCGGCGTCACCGACATGAAGCCCGTGCGGCCCGCGCCATCGGCGGTACCACCGGAGGTCAGCCGGTGCAGGCAGCGACGCACGTTCGGCGCGTTGCCGGTGTCGAATGAAAGATAGTCGCCGATCGACAGCACGTAGCCGACCGGCAGCCCGGCGAGACGCAGCGACTTGTTGTCGCCACCGAGCGCGTAGATCGTCACCGCGCTCGCACCGAGCACAGCGCCGGTCAGGTCTGCGAACGGGTAAGGCGCGCGCGCGTTCCAGACATAGAACGTGTCGATCGCGCCACGCAGCCCGTCGAGCATCGCCTCGGCGATGCGCGCTTCCTGCTTGGTGAGCGCGTTGCAGCCGATCTTCGCAAGCCACAGCTCTTCACCGACATCCGCGGTGCGCGGCGAGCCGCCCGATTGCTGGCTCATTTCCTGCTGCCAGTTCAGCATGAAGCTCACGTCGCTGATCGGCAGCACGTCCATGATGTCGGTCGTCGGCATCAGCGCCCCCTCGGGTCGGCAAGGGCCTGATGCACGAGCGTCGGCAAGGAGCGGCTCGAAAACGCGTCGAGCCGTTCGTCGATCATGCGCCCGACCAGCGCGATCGAGCCGTCGCTGTTCTGCTTCACGTCGAACGTCTCGCCGGGCGCTGCCGGATGGATGTGCACGACCGGCGCGCCACCTCCGCCAGAGGTGCCCACGCGCAGCGGCGGCATCACGCCGACATAGCCGCCTTCCGCGTATCCCGGCAGGCGGCCTTCGTGCAGCGCCTTGAGCAGCGGCAGATGCCGCGCGGTCGTATCCGCGTCCATGACGAACTCGCCGCCATGCACGACGCCCGCGACCGCATAGCGCGAGAGATTTCCGGTGTAGCCGCCTTCATCGAATTTCGCGGCCGCCGCGTTCGTGCCGGGAAGCGAGAAGCCGCCGAAGGTCGGGTCGGATACAGTCGCGGTGCCGCCCATCATCTTCCCGAGCAATCCGAACAGACCGCCGCCTGCGCTCGACCCGCCGAAGGCGCTCTCCCAAAGCTTCTTCGACGCCATGTCGATCAGCTTGTCGGAGATCGTGTTGAGCGCGTTGCTGCCGGCCTTGCGCAACGCATCGGCGGCAGTCGCGCCGTTCTGCATCTCGTTGCGGAAATCCTTGGCGAAGGAGCTGGTAAGCTCTGTCGACGAGTCCTTCAGGCTCTTGAAGGCGTAGTTGACCCGCAGCTGCGCCGCCTCGGTGCTGGCGAGCGCGCCGGGAATGTCGTTTTTGTAGAGATCGCGCAGCCGCGTCGCGATCGCCACGTCCTCGTCGCTGAGGAAGAGCGTCTTTCGCTCGAACGAAATGTCGCTCGCGAGTTTCGCGCGTGCCGCGGCTTCGGCGAGTGTGCCGTACGTTGCCGACTTCTCTCTCAGCTTCGCGATCCGCGCGGCATCGAGTGTGATGCCTTCCGACTCCGCACGCGCGAGCAGCTCTTGCTCCTTGCGGTAGGCCTCGGCCGGACCGAGCGCCATGTCGACGGAAGCCGCCTGAGCGCGCAGCGCGGAGTTCTGCTGGATGAACTGGTCGGTCACCTGCCGCATGAAGCCCTTGGCGGCAACCTCATTGACCGCCGACGCCACCTTCCTCGCCGCGTCGCTCGTGCCGAGCAGGCCGTTCTTGAGTTCGTCCTCCGAAAGCACGAGCGCCTTCTGCTGCTCCTCGTAGATTTTTTTCTGGTTCGCGTTCAGGCCGGCAGTGCGCGCCTCCTCCTCAAGCGCATCGACGACGCCCTTTATCGCGTCGGTTCTTCGCTTCCTCTCCGCCGTGTCGGCCTGCGACGCAGCGATGTCTTTCTGCATCGCCTCGAACTCGGTGCCGATGCCGTCCGCGAAGACGCGCCCGCCACGCGAGGGGCGGTCCGCCTTCTTCATGGACGGCGGCGTTATGTCGGCCGCGTCCGCGATCTGCCTTGCGATCGAGGCGCCGATGCGGAACGGCAGCGTGAGCGGGTTGCCCATCGCGGGCGCCTTGGCGCGCGCCGCGTTGAACCGTTCGGTCGCGATGGCGAGGCCGTCCATCACCCCCTTGAGGTTCGTCGCCTGGACGATGTCCTTGCCGAGCGACTCCGAGAAGCTGCCGCCGGACCTTGTGAGCCGCCCCCACGCGCCTCCCAACGTGTCGGCAGCCTTCGCGTCCGCGCCGGCGAATTGCGCAGACGCGGCGGCGATCAGCACTTGCGCGGCCTTCGCGCTCTGTCCGGTCGCGGCAAAATCCTTCGCGAGCCGCTGCTGGTCGACCGATAGCGACGCGCCGATGTCCTTGAAGTGCTGCAACGCGTTCGCAGGATCGGCGATCGCCTTCGCGAGTCCGGTCGCGGCATCCTTCATACTGACAAACCCGGTCGCCGCGATGTCGCGCGCGACCTTCAGCACAGCCGGGAAGGCGTCCATGCTGACCGACTTGAAGCGCAGCACCGCAAGCTCGACCTCGCGGACGTCGGCGACGCTTTGCGTCCCGCTCTTCGACAGCTCGCGCGTCAAGTCGTCGAGGCTCGCGACCGTCTGCCCTGACGCATTGCGGGTCGCCGCGAGTGAGGTCGCGACCTTGACCTGGTGCTGCTCCAGCTCGCTGAACGCGGTGACCGCCTTGTAGACTGTGGCGACGATTGCCGCGACCGTGATCGCCCCCGCCGTCATCGCCAAACCGAGCCGGCCGGTGCCGATCGTGAGCGTGCCGACTTCACCGATCATGCCGGCCAGCGGGCCGCCGACGAGCGCGGCCTCGCGCGCCAGCGCCTTGAACATCATGCGCTGCGAGCCGAGCGTCGTCGTCGCCTTTTGCGCGCCCTCATCAAACGACTGGAACGGATTGACCGCGGGCAGCTTCTTCGCGTCTGCCTCAACCTGCTTGATGCCGGCCGACGTGCCGGCGAGCGCCTTCTTGGCGCCGTCCCACAGGCCGTCGATGATGAGGGAGACGCGCAGCGTCATTCAGCGTCCCCGTTGAGCGCGGCGCGCGCCGCGGCTTCCATGACGCAAACATCCGCCCACAGCTGCGGCGTGATCGCGATGCCGGCCGCCTCGATGCCGGCGCGCGCGCCGGTATAGTCGAGCCCGAGATAGACGATGCGCGAACCAGCCATGCTGCTCATCGTGGCGACGCGCCATTGCGAGCAGGCCGACAGGAAGGCCGCGACCGCTTCGGCGTTCTCCGGCCACACCTCGAACGGCGCCTGCGAGGCGCTGAGCCATTGACGGATTGCGGCGAGCTGCTCCTCCGACGCACCCTCGCGCCGCGCATCGCGCACCGCTTCCGGTTCGTCCTCCTCGGGCCGCCCGTCCGCGCGCGCCCAGTGTCGCGCGGCCCATCTCAGTTTCCCCTTGCGGCCTTGCCGAGCGCCGCGAAGTAAGTCTTGCCGAGCGCGTTGCGCACATACGGGACGGCGATCAGCGCGTCGCGCAGCTCATCCGAATAGGGCACCGGCTGCTGTTGCTCGTCGACAAGCTCGTCGAGCTTGATGATCACCTCGACCAGCATGTCGCGTGAGCCCTTCTCGGTGTCGAGATCGAACTCGGCGAGCTTGTCGGTGCTGATCACGCGGAACGTTGCCTTGAACTTCTCCTCGCGATGACCGCCGTCGACCGGCACCTGCACGGTGACCGGATGCGTGAAACGCGGCTCCTTGGTGACGACGAAAGACATGCCCGTTTAACTCCCCTTCAATGAGGCTTCAGAAGATGGTGATTTTGAACTGATCGTTGCCGGCGTCGGTCGGCAGCGGCGCGATCTTGAGCGGCCACATCAAAACGCCCTGGTCGTCCTGATAGTCCGCCAGCCGGCGCACCGAGCAGGTCGCGGCTTCGACCTTCACCTTGTAGCCGGCACGCGTATCCTGCTGGACGACGAACGCCGCGCTCGCGAGCGATGATGCCTTCGCGAACGGATTGAAGGTCGCGAGCGGCAAGGCTTCGACCACCACGTCGATCTCTTCGGCCGAGTCCACGATCGTGATCTCGCTGCGGCCGATGAGCAGACGGTGCTGCACGTCGTTGGCGAGATTGAACGCAACCGAGCGCGTGACGAATGACACGCCGTCGATCGTGAGCGTGGGCGTGTTGACGTTGCCGGCAACGAGCGGCACCTGGAACGCCGACATGTCGATCGCGCCGAGCGCGGTCAAGGCCGGCTCGTCATATAACCCGGTCAGCACGAAGTGAATGACCGGGATTTGTTGCGCCGTGATGTTGAAGGTCGCGGTGCCGCGAATGCCGAGAATTTTCTGCCGGTTGCCGCCGATCCAGAAATAGATGCCCGCGGACTCGTAAGCCGTCGAGATCGGCGTGTACTCGACCTTGCCTGGCACCGCGGGCGGTCCGACCACGTCGGCGGTGAGCACCTCGGCGAGGCCGAGCGAACGCAACAGCGGCGAGATCGGCGGCGCGACACCGGTCGCGCCGCCGCCGACCAGCTCGACATCGAACTCCAGCAGGACACGCAAGCCCACCGGGTACATCTGCTGCGCGCCGCGGAACGGTCGTTCGAGGTCGCGCGACACGTCCTCGCCTTCCATCGGTTTGCACACGACGTTCTTCGCGAGGATCGCTTGCGTCGGCGTCGGGTCGACGCCGTAGCTTGTCTCGCGCTTCGCGCGGATCAGTTTCGATTTCCAGCGCAGTGCTTCGGTCATTGCGGCTTACTCCTTCTGCCGCGAGCGCGGCTTCGTGTTGTCGTCGACCGGCGCGACCTCGGGCGCGGGCTGCGCTGCGCCTTCGTGCTGCTCGGTGCCGAGCTGCGCGGTTTCCTCGACGAGCTTGAGAGAGCCGTCCGGTTGACGGGCGTAGCTTCCACCGGCGCTCGGATTGGTCATGATGCTGTGATCCTCAGCTGTGACTGGATGGCGAAGTCGATCTGGTAAAAGACGGTGCCGGCGTCGACCGACACGAGCCGGCCGCGCGTCGCGTGCAGCTCGCCGATCGCGCCGGCCGGCACGAAGCCGCACACCGCGTTGAGCACGTCGGCTTCGAGATCGTCGATCGTGGCGAGTGCGCGGCGCGCCTTCGGATCGCCCGGCGCCTGCACGACGAGCACGAGGCCGACCGATTTATCGAGCGACTGAATGAACAGGCCGGCAGCGTCCGCGGGCGGACGGCCGTTGAAGCCGAGCGGGATCACATAGCCCGCGGGCGAACGCTGCGGCAGCGCGCCGGCTGCGATGAGCGCCGCAAGGTCCGCAACCTCTTCGAGGCGTCCGGCGAGCGTCGGTACGTTGCTCTCGATGCGCGTCTTGATGTCGGTCACCAGCGTCATCGCGCCGGCTCCTTGACGATCCAGTCTTGCGCGATGGCGATGACCTCGCGGTTATCGTCGTCGTCGAGGCCGAGGAAGGTGCGCTTCGGCATCACGATGGTGCGCGCGCCGATCTGCGCCTTCTTCGCGTAGTTCGCCTTGCTGTTCGCCCTCGCGAAACGCGTGCGGCCGGTGCGCGCGTTGTGCTTGAAGTGCAGCACCGCTTCGCGGGCCGCCTGCTTGATGATGCCGCCGAAGTTATGGATCGCGGCGTAGATGACGTTGGTGCCCACCTCGACGCCGCTGTCGGCCGCAATGAAGGTTTGCGACTGCATCAGCCGCGCGGACAGGATCAGCGTCTTGCCGCCCGCGGCGAGCGCGCGTAGCGAGGGCGGCCAGGGCGAGCCATCCGGTGCGCGGCCCTGCTCGAAGCGGCGCTGCGTCGAAGTCACCAGCGACGCGCCGATGCGCTCGAACATGCCGCGCGGATTGGAGGTGCGCGCGATATAGTCCGCGAGCGTCGCGAGCGCGGCCGCCGCTTCGACTATGATGCCGGCGCCGGCCATCAGACGAAACCCCTGAGATTGTCTGGGGTGAGATCGCGCTCGCGATCGGATGTGCGCACGCCGGTTGCACCACTCGACACCGGCTCGACGCCGGCAACGTCGAGGCGCACCACGCCGGTGGCGATCTGGGCGAGCGTCTTGAGCGCCTGCTGGTAATCGTCCTTGATCTTGGCGGCGGCGGTCGAGCGGTGCAGTTTGTAGACCGCGATCGCGAGTGCGAGATCGGAGAGCAAGGGAGGCGTCGCTGACAGCGGCAGCAGATAGCGACCCTTGAGATATCCGTCGATCGCCGCGTCGGTGTCGGCGAGCGCGCGATCGACAGCCGCGGTGTCGATTTCATCGGCCGGCGGATCGGCGCGATCGGTCAGCTCGACGAGCATCGGCTCGCCGTAGCGTTCGGTCAGCTGCGCGAGCGTGCAGTAGGTCATCGCTACGCTCCCTTCGGCTTGACGATGATCTCGACCACGCGGCCAACCGTGTAGGCGCGCGCGGTCGCCTGCGTGTTGTCGATCGTGAGGGTGTGCGCGGTTGCGCCCATTGCGAGCCGGACGGTCAGACGACCGTATTGATTGCGCTCGACGCCCTGTACGACTGCCTTGATCTTCATGGTTCCCCGGACCTCCCGGAATGAGATGGTCCCGCCGCGCCGGCAGCGTGCCAGCCATCAGCGCGGCGGGGATGCGCGGTTCGAGTCCGGGCGAGCGCGAACCGGCAATCGAACTCAGTCTGCGGGCGGCTTCGGCGCACGCACCAGCACGGTGAGCAGCCGGTCGCCCGTGATGGCGACGATCTGCTCGGCGGAAAGATCGGCGAGCGGGATCACGGTCTCGACCGGGCCGAACGCGCGGCCGGCGCGCCAGCGCTGCTTCTTCGCCGTCACGACGAGGCTGGCGACCTTTGCCATCTCGCGCGGCAGCGACGGATCGAAAGCGAGGTCGATCGTCTCGGTGGCTCTGAGCGCCTTTGCCATTGCGCCCTCACAGCCACGGAACGACGAGCAGCTCCGCGGTGCCGGCCCACGGGTTGCTCTCACCGCCGTTGACCAGCTGCGACTGCAGGATGCGGCGGCCCGCGCCTTCGCTGCTGGAGCCGACCACGAGCAGATCGGGCGTCAAGCCGAGCGGGATGCCGTAGTCGCCCTTCTGCCCGGTGATCGCAGCGCGCGCCGTCTCGTAGTGCGCGGGATCGAGCGTCTGCTTCGAACCCCACGCCATCTGCCAGAAGCCGTAGCCGACATTGCCGCGCGCATCCGCGCCGTAGCGGAATTCGTTGTTGTCGAACACGTTGTCGTCGTCGAGCTTGTCCTTGGCGACGAACGTGAAATCCTTGCGCTTCTGCAGGATGAACGGCTTGAGCGCCTGCTTGGTGCAGAGCAGGAACCACGGCGAGCCCGCGCCATTGTCGGTGTTGGCAACCGGCTGCGCCACGCCGTTCGCGTCGAGCACCGGATGATCGGTGTCGAAGAAGTCCTGGCCGTCGTAGCAGAGCGTGGCCCAGCCGTTCTTCGCCAGGTCCCACACGAGCTGCTCCCACTGCGAGCCGGTCGACTCGCCCATCATCTGGAACAGCGGCGAGTAGATGCCCAGATTGTCGGTCTCGATGTCGTCGCGGTTGACCGCGATGGTCAGCTCCCACGGTTTTTCCTTGATGGCGTAGTCGTGCTGCTCAAGGTTCTGCACGGCGCGCTGCCCGATCCACTCGCGCACCCGAGGAATTTTTCCGAGCCAGCCGTATTTCTGCTCCTTGGTCGAAGCCGGCACGACGGTGGCGACGCGCAGGTATTGCGACGGCGCGGTGCCGAGGCCGTTCATGAACGAGGTCTTGAAGCCGACGCGCAGGCTGTCGAGATTGGAGGCGTTAACGAGCATGGAAGAAAGCTCCTCGGTTGAGTGTGTGTGGGCGCTATGCGCGATCAGTCGCGCTCGATCTCGAACATCACGTTCGCTTCGGTGGCGGTTTCGTTGCCGCCGCCGACCGTGAGAGAGAGTTCATCGCCCACGGCGACGACATTCGCGGCGGTCGGGACGCACGAGTCCTTGTCGCCCGCGGCGGAGCCAGCTTGCGTGATGGTGATGACGCCGGTGGTGATGGCAACGCCGCCGATCTTGGCGGTGAGCGTCGCATCGGCGGTGGTGAGCACGCCTTCGGTGACCGACCAGATTTTCACGACGCGGCCGGCGAACGGCGAGATCGAGCGGTAGACATTGGCGCCGACGAGCGTCGCGACACGCACCGGCACGAAGAAGCGCCGCATCGCGAGATACGCGGCAAGATCGTCCTCGTCGAGCGAGACCCACACGCCGACATCATCGACGACTTCGACGACGCCGGCCGGCGAGCGCGTGTTGTTGCCGTTGGTCTTGGCAACCGTCTGATCGTCGACCGCGTAACAGAGCTTGCCGATATCGGCGATGGTGATCGCGTCGCCCGCGGAGGAGTTGGCGAAGCGGAACGTGCCTTCACGCACGTTGATCGACTTGTCGCCGGACGAGCCGAGGGAATTGTCGACGCGCTCTTCGGCGCGCCCAACACCGCGCAGCCCGAGCCCGGTCGCGCCCTTCACGGCATACCCGGCCGCGTTGCGCATGACGAGCGCGCCCGCGTAGATCAGCTGCGCGGCCATCTTGAGAGATTCCGTCTCGCCCGAGAACTGAGGCGTGTTGCGATCGGCGGTCAGAGCAGACATCGGCTTCTCCGGTTTGCGGCGTCACGGCCGCGGGGTGTTTGTTCCTCGCGACGGCCTCAGGCCGCCTGCTGCTGTTCGGTGGCGAGCGTCTTGGCGTAGGCCTTCGGATCGAGGCCCAGCAGCTTCGCGGTGCCGAGCTGTTCGGCGTTGAGCTGGACTTCGCCGTTCTCCAGCCGCGCGGGCGGCGTCACCAGCGCGCCGGACGGGCCGAGGATCGGCATCGCGTTGATTTCCTTCTCAACTGCCGCCGCGGATGCTGCGTCGATTGCGTGGCGCGCGATGTAGTGATCGCGCACCGGCTTCACGCCGACGCGTCCGGCCTTGATCGCGCCATCCACAAACGCGGTGGCCTTGTCGGTCGCGATGCTCTTCAGCAGCGCGTTGTGCGAAGTGGTGAGCGTCGCCAGTTCGCCTTGCAGCGCGACGACGCCTTCGGCGCCCTTCGCGGCGGTCGCGAGCGCGGTCACGGCATTGAGCACGGCGGTGGCGTCCGCATCGTCCTTGAGGCCCGCGGCCTTCGCGATCGGCGCGAGCGTCGTCTTCGTAGCAGTTGCGAGCGTCGTGACCGCCTGCAGCACGGCCGCCGCATCGGCGTCCTCTTTCAAGCCGGCCAGTTTGGCGATCGGCGCGAGCTGCGCGGCATTCGCCGATGCGCTCGTGTTGAGGCCCTTCACCTTGGCGATCACCGCTGCGGCGTCACTGTTGGCCGGCATGCCGAGCATTTCGCAAAGCTGCTTCAAGAGGTCCATGTTGGCTCCTTCGGAGTGAAGCGTGGCCATGCCACGCAGGTTCGGTGTGTTGACGAGTGAGGCGCGCGCGATGAAATCGATCGTCTTGCCGTCCGCCTTGCGCACCATGATGACGGGGGAGATGCCGCGATAAGCCTTGTCGCTCACCAGCGTGCGGCCAGCGTCGGTCCATTCGACGCGACCCCAGATCGCGCCTTCGCGCTCTTGCAGCTCGACGACCCAGCCGCGCGCCGGCGACGACCCGCCCTGCGGCGCGGCGAGATCGGTCGCGTGATTTTCGTCGATCGGCAGCTTGCCGCCCGCGGACTGCAGGCTGTCCGCCATCAGCTTCGCGCGGTTCTCCACGCGATACGGGCCGCGACCATCGTTCGTGTCGATCTTGTCGCCGGCCGGCAGCAGCATGATCCAGTCGGGAACACCCGACGTGGCGTTAAGCGCGAGAAAGATATTCGCTGTTGCGTCGTGGCCCGGCATGGGGCGACAATCGTCGCATCAGCCTCGACTCGTAACCCTGACACGGTGTCAGCCCCGCACGTGTGGCTGCCCATAGGCAGCCCGGCCCCGAATCGGGGCGCTACCGGACACGATCCGGCGAGCGGTGACCAGCTGGCCCTGATGCTGAAATTCGCCCTCGACCCCGGCCGGCCGGTTTCGGCCGGTCTCGCCAGCCGACAGGCCCGGCGTTCAACCGGTTTTCAACGCCTTACGGCCGCCTGAAGGGGTTAGGACGGGGTGTCGTCGGGTCCGGGGGCGTCAAAGCGCCCCACGGCCGAATCCGGTTTGACCGTCAGGCCCGCGGAACCGGGGGTTAGCTACCGGCCCTTTAGCGCGGCGTCGATCGCCTCGGCGGGCGGCGCGCCCGGCCGATAGCCAAAGCCGGGGTCGATGCCCTCCGGTACGAGCACGGTGCGCGCGCCGTCAGGCGTATTGATGGTGCGCTCGACCATCTCACTCGGCGGCGCTTTCGCGTTCACCGTCAGCCCATAGCGTTCGAGGTCGCGATCGTTGAGGCTCTGCACCGAGCAACGACAATTCCAGCCGTTCGGCGGGAAGTGCGTCAGCCACCATTCATCGTCTGCCGGCAGCACCGTATCGTTCCACAGCGCGTGCTCGGGCCGCGTGTGATCGTCCATCACGGCGACGTAGCGCAGATACGGCCGGTCATCCTTGACCTGCTGGATTTGCTCCCAGCGGCCCGCCGCATAGGCGGTGCGCATGTTGGTCTCGAAGATCACGCGCGAGCGCCAGCCGCGCGAACCGTTGTAGCTCCAGCCGTGATCCTCGACGATCGTGTCGAAGTCCTTGCGGAAATCTTCCAAGGTCGAGCCGTCAGCAATCGCCTTGTTCACCGCGTCGTGGAAGTCGGACACGAGCGCATCGGTGGTCGCGCCCGCGACGGTGAACGCGTCCGAATGCTGCTCTTGCCACAGATCTGTCCAATGCGCGGTCGGAACGTTGAGTTTCTTCTTCAGGAAGTCGATCGCTTCGACCGGGTTGACCGAAAACGATTTCGCGCCGTCGGCCTGCAGCGCGCGCTGCGCGCCGCCGCAATGCGGGCACGCACTCGCGACGCGACGGATCATTTGCTCTCCGCGATGTCTTCGCGGCCCGCGAGCTGCGCCATCACCAGCGCCATGCGCAGCATCCCGGCGAGATTTTTTTGCGCAAGCGCCGGCTTCCATTTCGTCAGCTCGCGCTGCACCTGCTGGAGCGACGTGCACCGATCGATGATCGCGCGCACGCCATTGATCAGCTCATCGTTCGCCGGATCGAGCAGCTTCTCGGCATCATCGGCGAGCGCGCCGATCGCGTCGCGCCGCGAGCGCGTCGATTGCAGCGACGGCGCGATCGTGACGGGCGCGGCCGGTGTGACGAGCAGCTCGGCGCCAGCATCGGGATCGGACAAGCCGAGCAGGTCGCGCATGTCCGATGCCTGCACGCGCATTCCCATCGGCACCAGCTCGACGACGCTGTCGACGATCGCCTTCACATCGCGATCGTCGCCGTGGCCGATGCGCAGCCGCGGATAGCCTTTCTGCGGACCCTCGTTGAGGTCGATCCACGGCCGCACCAGGTCCCGATTGAGGATGGCGGAAAGCGCCTTCGCGTCGGCGCGCTCGATGTCCTTTTGCACCTGACGGTGCTGCTTGCCGACCGCGTGGCCGCCCGCGATCGCGTCGGTGGTCGCGGTCTGGCCGAGCACCGCCTTCGACATCTGCTGGTCGAGCCAGTCGGCGCGCTTGAGAAACAGGTCGCTGCCGGCGCCGACATCCTTCGACTCGATAAACTCGATCAGCATCGAGTTCGGGATGATCGCAGCGCAGTCGCCCGCGATATTTGCAACCGCGCGGAACAGCGTGTCCTTGTCGGCCTCGGTCGCGCCGCTCTGGTATTTGCCGACGCGCACCGGCTGGCCGAACGTCTGCGTGAAGATCGCCCAGTCGCGCTGCGTGAACGCCTTGAACATCCACATCCACGTCGCGAGGCGCGCGAGCCCGGAGCGGATTGGCAGGCCGGACTTCGCGCGGATCACCGCGCTGATGAACTTGAACGGCGGCAGCGGCGCATAGCCTATGTCGGTGCGCAATAGCGGCGTCGTGCCGTCTTCGATCTTGAAGCGGAACCAGCGCGGGTTTCTCCATTCGAGCCGCGCCGGCACCCACTGGCCTTCGCTCGTGTCCCAGATGATCTCAGTCCAGCTCACGCCCTTGCCGATGGCGTCGAGCATGTTGAAGATTTCGTCCTGCAGCTCGTCGCGATCGAGCCACGCGCGCACCATGTCGGCGCGCGCCACGTCCACGGCATCGTCGGACGCGGCGTCGACCTGTATTTCGAGCTGCGCGACCGAGCGCTTGCGCGTGCCGAGCACGCCGGCATAGTGCGGGTCGCGCTCTTCGATCTGCTCGGCCAATTCGAGATAACGCATCGGGTCGCCGACATCGGCTTCGCGCAGCAACGATGCGAGCCGGCGCGGATTGAGCCCGTCGCCCGGATAGCCGCCGATCGGCGAGCGCACGCCGCTGATCGTCGGGCCGGCGATCTCCGCCGTCAGCACCTCGCGCGTGATCGGTAGCCCGTCCGGGCCGTAAAGAGTGGTGGGCTTGTCGACCATCAGAGACTTCCTCGTATTCCAGCGCCGAGCGGCGACTTCCACCACTGCCGGTCTTCGTCGCGATCGGCCTCGTCGGCGGTGCCGCGCGCGGCGGCCGCGTCTGTCGACGCCGAGCGGTAGGCGATCTCCATCACGTCCGCCTTCGCGGCAGCGACCGCGAGGCAGCCCGCGACCGCGGTGTCGCCGTGCCGCTGGCCGCCATCGCTGCCCTTGGTGTGCGCGTTGTCAGGGATGAGCGGAATGCCACGCACCATCCTGATCGTGCGGAAGTCGGCCTTGGTGTCGGTGTCGCGCGGCAGCTCGATGGTGCGATCTTCGAACGCGGCCTTCATCACCGGCATGTTCGCGAGATACCACGGCTGCGAGAGCATCACGGCCTCGATGCGCAGCGCGCCGTATTTCTGCACGGCGTACTCGGCGAGGAACTGGCCATTGCCGCGCGCGTCGTGCTTGCCGTTGGCGAAGCGCGGCAGTCGATCGACGAGCCAGAACAGGACTTGCTCCTGTTGGCGAAACGGAACGTTGCGCAGCTCCAGCACGAACGGCGCGCGCAGCAGCAGGCTCGACTCCTCGGCGAGCGGCAAGAACACCGAGAGGTCGCCCGACCGGCCGAAGTCGAAGCCGTAGGAATGGCGCAGCCGTTTGTCGAGCGCGTCCATCACCGGCTTCAAATGCTCTTCAAGCCAGTCGTCGACGTACGACTTGCGGTGCTCGTCGCTCTCCAGCTCGAAGCCCTCGGGGCAACGCAGGCGGAACACTTTCGTGTGCGGCGACATGCACGCCTCGATCAGCGCGCCGGTGAGATAGACGCCCGAGCCTTGCGACGGGATGCAGTCCAGTTCTTCGGCCGCATCGCTGCCGTAATAGTCGCGGATGCCGGCGCGCCATTCCGCCTCGGCTTCGGCCGACCACGTCTTGCCGGTGACAAGGCAGATGCGCTGATAGAGCCCCTGCTCAAGCGCATCGTCGAACGTGAAGCGCACCACATGGCCCTTGCGCTTGCCGGCGCGAATTTCGGTGATCAGTTCGTTGTAAGGGTTGTCCTCGCCGTTGTGCGTCGAGATCACCAGCACCCTGCCGCCCCAGATCAGGAGCGCCATAGCGGCCTTGAGCAGCTCGCCGGCGTTGTCGTGGAAGGCGAACTCGTCGAGGATCACGAAGCCCTGTCGGCCGCGCAGCGAGCGCGGGCGCGACGACAGGGCCATGATCTCGAAGCCCGACGCGAACGTGATGCGGAACGCCTTGATGGCGCGATCGGCGCCGTGCTCGCCCTGATCGGCGAAAAGGAACTCCTCGACTGCCGAGCAGGCAGGCATGAACGCCTTGGCCCACATCGCGCACACGTCGATGAACTCGCGCGCCATGTCGAGATTGTAGCCAATGTAAAGCGTGTCCATGCCGCCCGCGGACTTCTTCGCGCCGGAGGTGAGCACCGCGTCTGCGCCGACGCCCCACGTCGCACCGGCGCGCCGCGTCTTCTCCGCGACGGTCAGCGCATTGCGCGATGTCGAGGCGAGCAACTTCTTCTGGTAGGGCAGCAGCACGTCGGGCAGCGACGTTCCCCGAAGGCCGGCCGGCATCTCCGCGAGCGCGGCGTGCCGGTGCGCCGCCCAGTCGGCCGCGGTGACGGGGCCGGCCGCGTTCACGGCAGCACCCGATCGGCGACCCACGCGCCGAGGCCGGCCAGGAGGGACGTCGCGGCGATCGTCGCCAGCTCAAGCATGAGCGCGCGCCTCCTTGGCGACGCCGAGGATTTGCGCCTTGATGTCTTCGATCGTCGCGGTCGACAGCCCCCTTTCGGCGCCGGCCCTGTCGACGGCTGCGTTCGCGCGCGCGGTGAATGATTTGAAGTTCTTGTCGCGCGTCGCAGTGTCGTGCTTGCGGGCGTTGGCGAACTTCTCCAGCGCGATCGCTGAATTAACGACGAGGCCCATCGAGATTTTATCGGTGAGCTGTGCGTGCGACATCACGTCGTAAAGGATCGCCTTGCCCATTTCGTTGAGCAGCAGGCCGACATCGCCATCGGGAAACTCGTCCATCTTCTCGCCGAGCACCGATGCCATCTCTCGCACGCGCAAGAGCGCTGCGCCGTTCGCCATCGCGGAGAGGACCTTGCGGTTGAACGCCGACTTCGAGATCGGCCCGATGCCGCGATCGGCGAGCCGCCTGTTCAGCTCGTCGAGAATTTTTATTTGCGGCATGCGCCGCGCCTTGATGGCGTCGTTCGCCCAGACGATGTCGGGCGTGGCTTCTTCGGGCAAGAGGTCGAACGACGACAGCCGGCCCCACTTGTCCTGCGCCATGCGGATTATCCCCGCGGGCCGGGCCGCTTGATGCCCTCGATCGAGAAGCGATGCTCGACGTGGTCGCGGCCCTTGTCCGTCATCACGGCGATGCGCACGCTCCCGGCCTCGCGCAGCGTGATGGCGCCGAGTTCAGCCATCGCGCGCAGCTCGTCGCGCAGCCAGTCGCGCGAACGATTGATGCCGAACGTCTCCAGCACCGCCTGCAGCATGGCGTCGTTGAGCGAGTAGCCCGGCTGGTCGTGCAGCTCGCGCAGAATGATGAGGCGCGCCTCTTCGGAAATAATCCTGCTCATCTAACCTGCGCCTCCACGCGCGCGAGCACCGCGTCCTGAATACGATCGGCCATCGCGCCGAGCGGCTTCATGCGTTCGCTCATTCTGCCCAGTTCGCCTTCGAAGCGGGCCATTGCCAGTTCCAGTCGATGCGTGACCTCCTTGTCGGGGAGATGCGTCACCTCGCCCTCGACCTTAGTCACCCGGTCCTCGATCTTGTCGACGCGACCCTCGATGGTCCGCTGCATAGTCACGATGCCGTTGTTCACGGCCGCGACGCTCTGCTCGATGTCAGACATTTTCTTTTCGTGCTTCCTGCCGCGGTTGTTGAACACCGCGTAGGCGAGCGCGGCGGCCGCGATGACGTGCGGCACCCACGGGAGTAGATCGTTCATGCGGCCTTCTTCTCCACCTTCTTGTTCACGCCCGCCCTCTCAATTTCCACTTCGCCTTCTTCGCGGGCGCGGGCTTCGGTGCCGCGTCCTCCGGCGGCTGGCACTCCGCGGGCGGGTCGATCTTCTGGCTGCCGGCGAGATGGTCGATGCGCACGCGCACCCATTCGCCGCGCAGCTTGCAGATGCGATAGTTCGCAAGGTCGAGAGCGTTGAGCGCGCGCTTCGCGATCACGAACGCGTTCTCGCCCTCGACCGGCTCCGCGATCTGAACTTCCTGCAAGTCGGCCGGAGGCGGCCCGATGTCGCGAGCCGTGGGCGCGATCGTCGGCATGCCGCTAGCGCAGGCGACGAGCGCCAGCGCCAGTGACGTTACAGTGATCGTCGATGAGAGCCTTCGGATCACGCTTCGCCCCTTCCTTCGTCGATTGCAGTTGCTTCACGTCCTTGCGCAGCTTTTCCAGATCACGCTCCTGCGCGACCACGACGCCCGCCACTTCGCTCACTCGATCTTCGGCGCGCGTCGCGCGATCGTTGAGAGAGTCGCGCTCGATGGTGATGATCTGCAGCTGCGCCTTGAGCGCCTTGTCCTGACACACGCCCTCCGCCTTGGCGTAGCCGTGATGCGAGGCGGCGAGCAGCATGAAGCCGCTGCCAAGCACCGCGACCGCCGACAGCGCGAGGCCCGCCACGAACGGCGACACGCTCACGCCGAACAGCGCGAGCAGCCGAACGATGAGCGGGACGATGACGCTCACAGGTTCTTGCCGATGCGCGCTTCGTGCACGCGGTTCTGTTCGATCTTGTGCGCGATCAGCCAGACGACGAAGCCGGCGACGGCAAGCAGCGCGACCGCGCCGAGGCCGATGCCGAGACCGTTCATCGCCTCCTTGAAGCCGGAGAGCCTGGTCGCGCCGTCCGTCACCTTGTCGACGACACCGCCGCCTTCGCCCGCGCTGCCGACGAGGCCCGCGCCGAATAATCCGCCTGCCCACGTCTTCATGCGGTCGGTGAGCGTGATGGTGCTCGACCCACTCTCGCGCAGATCATCCGCCGTCATCGTCGCGCGCTCGGGCGCGATCGGCCGGTGATTGGTCGGGTCCATCAACGCGGACTTCAAGTCTTCGTCGATGTCGGTCGAGTCGGGCAGCTCGCAGTTCTTGCGGAACGCGCGGATCGCATCGTCGGTGCGCGCGCCGCCGATGCCGCTCGCCGCGCCGACCTCGTAGTAGCCCTGCTCGATGAGCTTCTCTTGAACCGACTTCAGCTCGGGGTCCGGCGTCGGATCGACGGCGTCCGGTTCGTCCGCCGCACCGGGTCGATCCGGCAGCACCGCGAACGCGGCCGGTTGCACGGTCGCGCCGGAGAGCTTCTTCAAGCCGCGTTCAAACAGCACCGCCTCGTGCTCGCGGCGCGGGCGCAGGCCGGACTTCGCCGGCCAGAGGCGCTTCATGGCGCGCAGTTCGTCGGGAATTTTCTCGAAGTCGCACGCCTCCATGTGCGCGCGGATCGCGCGCATCTCGGCGTAGCGCGCCTCGGGCCGCGTGAACGAGAAGCCGCGGTTGATGCACAGCGACGCGAGCGCACCGAGACACTCCGGCCCGAGCCGATCGGTATTCGGCAGCGCGGCGCGCAGCTTCGCCACGTAGCGCGGCAGCACGCAGTCGCGGTAGACCGCAAGCGCGGCCTCCCACGGCACGTCGATCAGCGCCTGCAGTTCTTTCAGGCGCGCCTTCGCCGCCGCGCCCCTGATGCCGAGCGCGCGCTTCTCCAGCGCCGTGATCATCGTGGTGGAGAGATGACCGCGCCAGTCGGCCCACAGCTGCTCGCGCGTCATGTAGCCGAGATCGTAGCCGACGCCGATCGTGATGCCCGACGCGCCGCCCGGCCACACCGGCCGGCGATATTTTCGTCTGTAGGTCGCCTCGCTCGAAACCTCTTCGGTGACGATCAGGTCGAAGGCTTCCTGCGCGATCAGCATTCGGCTCCCCAGCCGCGAGCCGCATTGCGGTTTCGCGAAATCCCTGACGACCGTCAGAGTTGAAATGGCATTTCGGGAATAAACGGGATTGAGCGCCGGAAGGGCACCCTGACACAGCGACAGGACTCAGAAGGTGATGGTCGCCGTGAGTGTGGCCGCGGCTGCCCAATAGAGCGCGCGACGCCAGTCGCCCTCGAAAGCGTAGGCGACCGACGAACAGATGGCGAGGATCATACTGATCACCGGGAGCGCGCGGGCGGTCCACATCAGAACAGCGAGCCTTGCGGATCGTCCCTGCGACCACCGCGATGCGCCGCGCGGTGACGGTGCACGGCGCGCGACGTTAGCCCCGCTTCGCGAGCGATCTGAGGTGCGGACTTGCCGGCCTTGTCGAGGTCGTGAACGCGCTTCGCAACCGCAAGCCGGAAACCTCGATAGGCGCCGACGCCGAGCGTCGGGATGTCGTAGCGGTCGCCGTGCAGGCGCGCGGTGATCTTGTCGGCCGCCTCACGCCCGACAGTTTCGACGAGCCAGTGATCGTCGCCGGGGTGCGCCGGAATGTAGACACGGGTGCCGCCGACGCGCGCCGAGATCGCGAGCGCCGCTGCCTCTCCGGCAACGGATGCGATCTCGGCAAGCACGCCGGGCAGCGCGGGCTTCATGCGAGCGCAATCCCCTCGATCGTGCAGGTGACGGCCGAGACGAGTTCGTCGCGCTTGCGCCACACGAGGCGCACGGTGAAGGTGCCGTCCCTCCGGCGCCATGCGCGCGCGCCCGTTCGCTGGTAGCCGCGCGCGCGCCACAGATCGTCGATCGGCGTGATGCTCGGCTCGGAAGCGACGAGACGATCGAAGTCCGGCGCGTGGCGTTTAGGCGTGCGCTTGCGTTTCATGATGCGACCGCCCTTTCAGTTTGATCCGACGCGACCAGCGCGCGCACTTCCGCTTCGCGAGCAGCGAGCGCATCCATTGCCTCGGCAACGCGACCAGCCATCCGCGCGCGGTGGCGCAACTCCGCGGCGGCGTCGCGCATGCCCAACAGTTCGAGCGGGCGCGGCGGGCGTGCCGGCGTGCCGTCGCCCCGGTCGATCTCGCCCTTCGCCTCGAAGGTTGCGATCAGCAACTCGCAGCTCTCGGCAGCGGACGCCTTGTCGCGCGCCATCAGCCGCGCCTCGAACGCCAGCTCGGCAAAACTCTCCAGCGGCAAGCGGCTGT